CGACTGCTGTCGCAGACGCTGACGGAATTCTTACAAACGATAACGGCACGATGAGATTAACGACTGCCGCTACATTCAAAACATACTTTCAATCAGGTGTTACCGCTTCAAGTATAGCCGCAGACGATATTTCAGCAGGCGATGCAGCGGTTACAGTTGGCAATGGAAGTACATCAGCAGATGTTACATTAGATTCAGGAGATGATGTTGTTATCGATGCAGCAGGTGGAAACGTAGAATTTAAAGATGCAGGTACACTACAACTATCCTTAGATATGGATGGTACGGCAGGTGTTCAAATTATTAAACTTGGTGTTGATTCAGATGACTTAGTATTCCAACAATACGATGGTAATGAGGTCATGAGAATTAATGATGATAGAAAATTATATTTTTATGACGATGGTGGAGAAAATATTTCTTCAGATGGAACTGATTTTACCTTTGCATCTGGAAACGATATTAATTTAACAGCAACAACAGATATTAATATTCCACAAAACGTTGGTTTAACTTTTGGTGATGACGCTGAAAAGATTGAAGGCGATGGAACAGACTTAACTATTGCTGGTAATAATATTAATTTAACTGCGGTAGCCGATGTTGTTATTCCAGCAAACGTTGGAATCACTTTTGGTAGTGGTGAAAAAATTGAAGGAGATAGTACTGATTTAACAATTACTTCAGGAGCTAAAATTAATTTAACGGCAACATCAGATGTTGTTATTCCAGCTAACGTAGGAATAACATTTGGTACTGGAGAAAAGATTGAAGGAGATAGCACAGACTTAACAGTTACTTCTGGAGCTAAAATTAATTTAACAGCAACATCAGATGTACATATTCCAAACAACGTTGGAGTAATATTTGGTGGAGATTCAGAAAAAATTGAAGGAGATGGTACAGATATGACTATCTCTGCTAACAATTTAACAATCGATGCCGCAGCAGATATTACATTAGATGCTGGCGGTGCAGATATTAAATTTGCTGATGATGGTACAAATCTTTTAGGTTTTGCTAATTCATCAAGCGATGTGGTTATTAAACCATTAGTTGACGCTAAAGATATTATATTCCATCAATATGATGGTACATCAGTTTTAGAAATTAACGATGGTGCTTATGCGAAATTCACAGCAGCAGCTGTGGCACCGGAAGCAACACTAACCGATGGTGCAACGATTTCTTGGAATGCATTAACACAACAAGTTGCAAAAGTAACTTTAGCTGGAAACAGAACATTAGGTTCTGCTTCTTCAGGAGTTACAGGAGAATTTATTTCTTTATTAGTTATTCAAGATGGAACAGGGAGCAGAACTCTGACGTGGAACGCGGCGTACGAGTTCGCCTCAGATACGGCCCCAACTTTGACAACAACAGCTAACCTTGGAGATCTATTTGTATTTAGATACAATGGAAGTAAATGGTTAGAGGTAGGAAGGAACCAAGCTTTAACGCTATCATAATATTATGTTTGCATTAGTAGAAGACGGATCAATAACAAAATACTTTAGTGGTAATCGTGGGTTTACTCTTAATGGTAATCAATACTCAAAACAAGTATTTACATTATGGAGTGAGGCAGAAAGAAATGCTATTGGCATTTACACCGTTGAAATGGATACTTCTAAAAGAAAAGATGAGCAATGGTATACCAATACTAATGTTTCTTATGCTTTTGCAGGCGGTAAAGTTACCGGTTCATATGGAGATGCAACAGTTAAACCTCATGCAGACACTTTATTTACAGCACAAGATGAAGAGGATGGATTAGGTACTGAAGGTGAAGTTAAAGCTGAAGGTTTAAAAACACAATTAATTAGAAAAATTAAACAACAAGCTGCTGGAGAATTACAAAATACTGATTGGTATATTGTAAGAAAAGCAGACGCTGGAACATCAGTACCTTCTGCTATTACCAATCACAGGGCAGCAGTCCGAACGAAGTGTGCTGAAATGGAAACATCTATTACTAATGCATCAAATACTGCAGCTCTTGAAACCTTATATGCAAGAGATGAAAATGCAGTAAGACCATTGGGTGAGCTGCCTAGACTGGAGACGTAATGCCCATTACCGTCTTAGGTGGAACTAAAGTAGCAGACACAACCTTTTCAGTAGCTAATTCCTGTCGTTTTAATGATGATGACAGTGCAAAATTAGCTATAACACCTGGTAGTGCTGGTAATAGAAGAACTTGGACAATTTCAGCTTGGGTTAAAAAAACAAGAAATGATGGTGCTAATTTATTGTGTTTTTTTGGATCAAGAGTTGATGGTAGCGATAATGTTCACTTTGGTTTTAATGGAGATCAACTTGAACTTAAAATAGAAATTAGTGATACTGTAACACGCCTTAAAACAAACCGAAAGTTTTTGGACCCGTCGGCGTGGTACCATATTGTTGCAGCAGTAGATACTGAACAAAGTACTGCTTCTAATAGAGTAAAATTTTATGTAAATGGTGTTCAAGAATCAAGTTTTGCTACTGAACAATATCCAGCAGAAGATGGAGACACTTCTACAAATAACACTTGTGCTCATACAATAGGGGATTCAGGAGCTGGTTCACACCATATTGATTGCTATCTGGCAGAAGTCTGTCTTATTGATGGATCACAATTAGCACCAACTTCATTTGGAGAATTTGATGAAGATTCTCCTACGATATGGAAACCAATAAAGGTTACAGGATTAACCTTTGGAACAAACGGATTTTATTTAGACTTTGAAGCTAGTGGTACTCTTGGTAATGACGCAAACGGAGGGACGGATCTTACAGCAACTAATCTAACAGCAACCGATCAGTGCCAGGATTCTCCCACAAATAATTTCTGCACTATGAATCCTTTAGATAATGTATCTCAAAATGCAACTTTTTCACAAGGTAATACTGTTATCTATACCGATGGTGGTGCTAAATATTCTTTTAATACATCAACTTTTTTTCTAACAAAAGGAAAATGGTATTTTGAAGTTAAAGTAGTGGCTGGTAATAATTCTGGTAATTCTTATGTTATAGGAATTAGTGATGAAGTTAATTTTGGGACAGGATCTGCACAAGAATTAGGTCATGAAGCTACACAATGGGCATATTACGGATTAGGTCATATTAGAACTGGTAACGCAAATACCGCAACCTCTGATTATAATACTTACACCGATGGTGATATTATTTCAGTTTATTTAGATCTTGATAATGCGAAATTATATTTTGCAAAAAACGGAACAATTGAAAACAGCACCGGAGTTTCTATAACTGCTCCATCTTCGCTTGTATCTGGTGGATATTTTCTTTGTAGTGGTTATTTTGACGGAGATGCATCAAGTAATGCTGCTTATTTTTATCATAATTTTGGGAACGGCGATTATAATGCTACGGCCGTAAGTAGTTCAAATGCTGATGATGATGGATTTGGTTTGTTTGAATATGATCCCACTTCTGGAACTTTTGATGGCGCAAGTAAAAAATTTTATGCACTTTGCACGAAAAATTTGGCAACATATGGATAGGAATTAATTATGCCCTTTACAACAATAGACGACCCAACAGTATATTTTCAAATGAAGACTTATAGTGGAAATGGGACAGCAATAGGAAGCGGTGGAAATTCTATTACTTTTGATGGTGATACAGACCTAGCTCCAGGAATGCTTTGGATTAAACGCACAGATTCTCAATCAGCGCATAACATACATGATGTAGTAAGAGGAGCACAAAATAGAGTTTATCCTAATAATACTGATGTAGAAGATACAAATGTTACAGAAAGTGTTAATGCGTTTACTAGCGATGGATTTAATCTTGGAAACTCTGGTGGTGGAAATGCAAGTGGTGGTACTTATGTAGCTTATTGCTGGAAAGCTGGAACGACATCAGGCATAGGAACATCCGGTCAAGATATAACTCCAACAGGATATAGTATTGAGACTACAAGTAAGTTTGGGACTTATACTTATAACGAAAATGAAACAGCCGACCAGCAGATCAATCATGGCTTAGGAGCTAAAATAGGTTTTGGAATTGTAAAATCTAGGGGGCATAGTTCTAATGGCGATTTCATGGTATATCATCGTGCTATTGATGCTGATCCAGCAGAAGCTGGAGATTTTTATTTAAAATTAAATGACACAACTGCTAGAACAGATGATAGTGGAATATGGGATGATGAAATGTTTGATGCAACAGATATAACTGTATCAAACGATAGTCGTGTTAATGGTGGCGGTGAAGGTAGAACTTATGTTATGTATCTATGGGCAGATGTGCAAGGATTTAGCAAGTTTGGAACGTATGAAGGAAATGGAAATGCCGATGGCACGTTTGTTTACACAGGCTTCAAGCCAAAATTTTTAATTTGCAAAAGCATAGATTCTACTGCTGGTGCATATATGATTCCAGCTAAAACAGATTGGGTTAATGGAGATACACATTGGATATATGCTTATAGTGATACTACAAAAAGTAATGGAGCATTTGTAGATTTTCATGCAAATGGTTTTAAGTTAAGAAAAAATGATGATATTAATAATTCTGAAACCTATGTTTATATGGCTTGGGCAGAAGCACCATTCGTCAATTCAAATGGAGTACCTGGTACCGCGAGATAATTATGCTACAAAAATTAAACTTTGCACCTGGATTCAATAAACAAGTCACAGCCACTGGCGGTGAAATGCAGTGGGTTAGTGGTGACTATGTTCGTTTTAGATATGGTTCGCCTGAGAAAATAGGCGGCTGGTCTCAGTTAGGAGATATTACTTTAACGGGCAGAACAGTAGCTATGCACCAGTTTGTTAATGCCAGCGGTATTAAATACTCAGCTTTAGGTACAAACAGAATTTTATATGTCTATTCTGGAGGTGCTTTTTATGATATAACACCTCTTAAAAGTACGACAACTTTAACTAATGCCTTTACAACAACCAATGGATCAACAACTGTCACGATCACGTTTGCGAGCGCTCATGGAATTACTGCTGGGGATATTATCCTTCTCGATAATTTTACTGCTATTACCAATTCTAATTTTAGTTCTGGTGATTTTGACGATAAGAATTACATGGTTACCTCCGTCCCAACCACAACAACCATTACAGTCACAATGGCGTCAGCGGAAAGCGGATCAGGAGCAACTACATCAGGTGGAATCAGAGTAAAACTTTATTATTCAATCGGTCCTGCAGTTGAGGAATCAGCAGCCGGTTGGGGCCTAGGGCTTTGGAGTGGTGTTAAATTA